ATTACGTAACAATTCCAATTATTGCAATAGTAGATTTCGAAGTTTCAACTGGTGGTGTCTCAAACGCAGAATTAAATCTTTTTATTAAGTTCGGTGAAGATCTAGAATTTCATGGTCAAAGAGCAATTAATGATACTCCCCCTACTTTCACGTTCCCCGCTTATCCAACTCAGAATCAGCTTTCATTCCAGTCTTATTTGGATGAAGTCCTCAACTCACCAATCTCGGAGGACGACATGCCACAAGAATTAGAAATTACTCCATCCATGTTTTCAGCAGTAGCAGCAACAACAATAGTTAGAGCAAAAGATGATCTTAAAGCAGAAGGACGTGGAATGTCAAATAGAATAGTATCTCGTGTGAATGATAAAGCTCGCGACACCATCCGTGGCGCGACAAAGAAAGTTCTTGGCCGTAGTGAGCAATTCGTTTCAGGTTTTCTCTCAAAACGCTCTTCAAATCGTGATAAACCTTGTGATTTCAAGAACAATTCCCTTCATCAAAGAACAGTTACCAACATGTCATGTGGTTCTGGTCTTTTCGAAGGTGAATGTTTTAGATTGCAACAAGGCGGTTCAACTCCACATCCAACATTTTTCTCAGGAGTTGAAGATTACGATAGTCTCAAAGCATTAGCAGCTATTCCAGGTTTTATCAATTCAATTAAAATTAATCTCTCAGACGCTTCAGGAACTTTACTTGCAACAATGAGGCCTCTTCCAGGCAGTTATAATCCAATTCAAGGCAGTAGTTTAAATTACCAAGCAGGAATAGATAATTGGGCACCTTGTGATCATGTAGCAGGGTGGTTTTATAATTCACAATGTAAATTAACTTTTGATTTCGAAGCAGCAATAGATGGTTTTAAGACAGCCAGAATTTTAGTAGCTTATCATCCCACAAAGTCATCCATCACTCTTGAAGAAGCAACACAGACAAATCACGAAATTTTCGACATCGGCGCAAATTTAGAATCACCAACTAATTTCAGATTTAAGACCCCATACATCTCTTTAACTCCAAATTATGCTAATCGTCGCGAAAATGGTTCATTTAATGAATTAGGTTTTGTTTTTGTTTTTGTTGAAAATCGCATCTCATGCCCAGAAAATTTAGTTCCCAGCTTTGATTTACTTGTCTTTAAAAGTATTGAACCTCAAGATTTTAACTTCACAGTTCCACGACCAAATACTTCATTAGCACGCGCAAGCTCATCAGGTCTTCCACCTGACACACAGCCTCCTCTCGTTGTTTGGACTCGCCGAACAACAAATTTCATCTTTTCTCAATGGACTGACACTAATAATTTCACTCGTAGTTGTGTTCTCAATGTCACTGCGCCAAATGGTAGTAGTATCGCTAACGCCGTATTGCTCCACAATGTAACATTAAATCTTAGTTTCACAAATTCAAGTAGGTTCCGTTCAATTAACAATACTACACTTTCTTCATTCGATCCAATTAGAGTAGCAGTAGTTCAAAACTTTGGTGGCATCTTTATCATTGTAACGTACGATGCCGGAAACGAATCAATTAATATTCCAATAACAGATCAAAATTTCACATATGGTTACATTTTTGAAACAGTTGGGCCTCCCCCAGGTGTTGCTTTGGCTTTACCACCCGCTATTGCAGGAGAAAATTTTGTAACTCCATCCATGAATTCTCTTGAAGTTGATAATAATATTGAAACTGTTGATGCAGCAATGCATGGTGAAGAACAGACTCACCTTTATGAAAATCTCA